CAAAATTAGAAGAAGAAGCAAGACTTAATTGGGAACAACCAGTCGACTTCATGGTAGGATAAAACATGCCTCGATCAGTATACTTTTCTCAGGCTGTAAAGAGTGAACAAAATCTTTACGAAGATCTGATAATCGAATCACTCGGAATATATGGACAAGACGTCTATTACATTCCACGTACTCTTGTAAATCGAGATGCGATACTTGGCGAAGATCCCGCTTCAAAATTCGATGATGCATATCTACTTGAGATGTATATTGAAAATACTGAAGGCTTCGAAGGTTCGGGAGATCTCTACGCTAAGTTTGGTTTAGAAGTTCGAGACGATGCAACATTTATTGTATCACGAAGAAGATGGGAAACACGAGTTGGTGTCTTTTCAGATAATTCAGTAGACCCAAGACCTCAAGAAGGCGATCTTATATTCCTACCTATGACAAACTCATTCTTTGAGATCTCATATGTAGAAGATGATTCTCCATTTTATCAGCTCTCTAACTTACCTGTATATAGAATGCAATGTACATTGTTTGAATACAATGATGAAGACTTTGAAACAGGTATTAATGATATTGATGAAGCAACAGCAAAAGCAGCATATCAACTTCCAATGGATATTACTATTACGAGTGGTAATCACTTCGAAGTAGGCGAAATAATAGAACAAACTCTTGTTGCGGCTGTTGGTGCTACACCAGCGATTATCGTATTTGGTGAGGTTCAACAAAGAACAAAGACATCAGATATATTAAGTAAGCTTTGGATATCTAATATTGGAGCTTCCGGAACAACACTTGCAAAAGACTTTACATTAGGTGGAACTGTCACAGGACGAACATCGACATATACAGGTACGATTGCTACAATATATAGCGACTTAACAGATACAACTGGCCAAGCTTGGGCTGCTGATGAAGCTGCTCAAAACATTGATTTTGAATTAGATGCTGATGGATTTATAGACTTTTCTGAGTCAAATCCATTTGGTGATCCATCGGAGACATACTAATGTTTGGTGATCATTTCTATAATGCTACAATGAGAAAATCTGTAGCAGTGTTTGGTACTTTATTTAATAATATTAAAGTTATACGTAAAGCTGCTGACGGAAGTGTACTTAATCAAGTAAGAGTTCCACTTGCATATGGACCTAAACAAAAGTTCTTAGCACGTCTCGATCAAGAGACTGGTTTTGATGCGGGCATGGCTATTAAATTGCCAAGAATGGCTTTTGAAATGACAGGTCTTACATTAGATACTACTCAAAAACTTAACAAGATGAATAAAATTGTTGAGACACATGCTTCAGACGTCGGTAAAAAGAAAACAATAAAGCATCATACTTCATATGATATTGCAATGTCATTATTTATTATGGCAAAGAATCAAGACGATGGACTTCAAATTGTTGAACAGATACTTCCATACTTTCAACCAGAATATAATGTTACAATTACTCCAGTTACAGGATTTGCTTATAAGCAAGATGTTTCTGTTATACTTGGTGGTGTAACGATTGATGATCAATATGAAGGAGACTTTACAGAAAGAAGAGTACTTATCTATCAATTAGATTTTACAATGAAGATGAAGTTCTTTGGACCAACAGCTGATCAAGCAATTATACGAGAAGTTAAGCTTGACTTTCATGATGCAGTAACAACTACAAAGCTCTTTGAAGAAATGGACTTTACAGTTGGAGCAACTGATGATGCTGATAGCTTTACTGTAACAACTACAATTACACAGGATGGTACTGAATAATGGATAAGCGAGAAAAGATGGCAGCAAGTTTAGAAAAGAATTTGCCAGTTGTAGAAAAAGCTAAACCAGCTAAAATAGATAAAGACATAAAAGACGATTATGATTTTTCTCGTAAGACATATAAAGATCTTATCTATAATGGTACAAGGTCAATGGATGTCTTATCTGAACTTGCGATAGAATCAGAACATCCAAGAGCGTTTGAAGTTCTAGCACAAACAATAAAAAATATAAGTGATGTCACAAAGAATCTTATGAATCTGCAAAAACAGAAAAAAGATTTAACAAAAGAAGAACGTGAAGAAGCAAAGAATGTGACAAATAATAATATGTTTGTAGGAAGTACTACTGATCTACAAAGAATGTTATTAAATCAAGATAATGTAATCGATGCAACAGTCAATAAAGAATAATGAGTTTGGTTACCTAGGTAATCCAAACGTAAAAAGAGACGGTGTTCAAACGTCTTTTACAAAAGAAGAAATTCTAGAGTATCAAAGATGTATGCAAGACCCAGCATACTTTGCAAAAGCTCACGTAAAAATTATATCACTTGATGAAGGATTAGTACCATTTAATCTCTATCCATATCAAGAAGAGATGTTTGATCATTTTAAAGATAATAGATTTTCTATTGTTTTGGCTTGTAGGCAAAGTGGTAAATCAATATCGTCTGTTGTATATCTCTTATGGTATGCATGTTTTCATCCTGAAAAGACAATTGCAATATTAGCAAACAAAGGTGCAGTTGCAAGAGAGATGTTAGCTCGTATTACATTAGCATTAGAGAACCTACCATTCTTTTTACAACCAGGATGCAAAGCTTTAAACAAAGGAAGTATTGAATTTAGTAATAACTCAAAGATATTAGCAGCTGCTACAAGTGGTAGTTCTATTCGTGGTTTATCTATTAACTTATTGTTTTTAGATGAGTTTGCATTCGTAGAAAATGATGCGCAGTTTTATACTTCTACATATCCAGTAGTCTCTGCTGGTAAAGATACTCAAATTGTTATTACATCAACAGCTAATGGAATTGGTAATGTGTACCATAAACTATGGGAAGGCGCTGTACAGAAAACAAATGAGTTTGTACCATTCCGAGTAGATTGGTGGGATGTTCCAGGAAGAGATGATGCTTGGAAGAAACAAACTGTAGCGAATACATCGGAATTACAGTTTGAACAAGAATTTGGTAATACATTTCATGGAAGAGGTAACACTCTTATAGGTGCTAATTATTTATTAGCTCAACAAAGCATAGAGCCAGAATTTATAAAAGAAAATGTCTTTATATATGAACAACCAAAAGCAGAAGCAGAATATGTTATGTGTGTAGACGTTTCGAAAGGAAGAAATCAAGACTATAGCACATTTACAATTATTGATGTAAGTGTTCAACCATTTAATCAAGTTGCTATTTTTAGAGATAATAATATATCTCCAATGCTTTTACCAGATATTATATACAAGTATGCTAATTTATATAATGAAGCTTATGTTATTATAGAAAGTAATGATCAAGGTGGAGTTGTATGTAATGGTCTTTACTACGATTTAGAATATGAACATATGTTTGTAGAATCAAGTATTAAAGCAAATGCTCTTGGTGCTACAATGACAAGAAGAGTAAAACGTATTGGTTGTTCAACAATAAAAGATTTAGTTGAACAGGGTAAGCTTAAAATAAATGATGCTCAAACGATAATAGAGATGAGTACCTTTGTAAGTAAAGGAAGTAGTTATATGGCTGTTGGTCCAAATCATGATGATCTTATGATGAACTTAGTTCTCTTTGCATGGTTTACAACAACAGATGTTTTTCAATCACTTACAAATATTAATATGAAAGATATGTTATATAGAGAAAGATTAAAAGCTATTCAAGATGACATGCTTCCATTTGGTTTTGTTGAGAGTGGGAACTATGAAAAGGATAAATATACTAAAGACGATGATGGAAACATCTGGTTCGAACAAGAGTGGACAGGAAATGCAAAATTTTAACGAATATTTTACAGAAAAATTTGAAGAGCCGATAGAGCAGCAAGACTTACATGTCGTTGTGCTTGGTAAAGGCGGTGAAGAAGGAACTTTTGCTGATTTAGCAGAAAAAGTTTCAAAGAAGAAGAATATAAAATTTAATATTGTTCATGTTGATGAAGCTTGGATCTCTCAAAAAGATGTTGAGATTGGTAAAGTTACTATTCAAAATGCAGATGGAGAAGATACTCCAGTAGAAATAGAGATATACAACTCAATTGTCTTTGTACGCGCAGGCGCAATTCAAACATTAGCTGCACAAGCTATTGTATCATCTTTGCAAGTGATTGGATTCTTTCTTGTAAATGATTTAGAAGCTATGTTAGCATGTGATAATAAAATGTCTAATGTTATTATGCTTGAAAGAAATAATATACCAAGTCCTAAGTCTTCTATCTTATCAAATAAGAAATCGATCGAAGATGCTCATGAGAGAATTGGTGGTAAGTTTCCAGTTGTTATAAAAACTCTTACTGGCACTCAAGGTGTAGGTGTATCGATAGTAAACGATATGGCTTCTTTAGTTTCAGTTGCTGACTCTCTTTGGAAGTTTGATGCTCAAATACTTATACAAGAATATTTTAATATTGAATCAGATATTCGCACACTTGTTCTTGGCGGTAAGATCATTGGATCTGCTGAACGAATAAGAAAAAATCCTAATGATTTTAGAAATAATGTGCATTTAGGAGCTGATACAAAACCTTATAAACTTTCTCAAGAAGAGATGGATGTGATCACAAGTTCTGCAAGAAGTAGTGGTGCTTTATATTGTGGTGTTGATCATTGCATGTATAAAGGTAAACCATATATCTTAGAAGTAAATGGTTCTCCAGGAATTCGTTCTCATTTTTATGGTTATGATCTACAAACACAAAAAGGAATAGGTAAACAATCAGCTGAACAAATGATTAGTTCTATTATTGATTTCTTTAGTAGTGATTTAAATAGAAGACAGCTTATGAGATCTGAAGCTGGTTATATTGAAACAATTATATTAAAAGGCTTAGAAGATGACCCAATAAGAGCTAAATTTGATACAGGAAACAGTGCAATTGCAACAATGTTACATGTAGATACATTAGAAGCTGATGGTGATTTTGTTAAATGGACAAAAAATGGTAAGTCTTTTAGAAGTGAAGTTATTGATATATCTGAACCAAGCAGAGGATTAGTTGATTTTGACAAAAGACCTATTGTAGAACATGAAATACGATTTAATAATAAAACTTATACAGCAGAACTTGGATTAACCACTAAAGATACAGCATCTGAGATGTTAGTTAATCGTAAGCTTATGACACAATTTAAAGTAGCAATTAATCCAAATAGAAGATTTATTCTAAGTGAAGTGACTGAAAAAAATGATGATAATGATCATTAGTTAATGAAAAACATTATATTATAAATAACTATATTGAATATTCTTATTATGAAACATATTAACTAACTCAAAACATAGAGGACAAAGCGATGGCATTTCAAGTATCACCAGGCGTTCAGGTCAATGAGATCGACGCTACGAATGTGGTCCCCGCAGTATCAACCAGTATTGGTGGATTTGCAGGCTCATTCAACTGGGGTCCGGTTGGTCAAGTAGTTACAGTAGGTTCTGAAAATGAACTTGCCGCAACATTTGGTACACCAGACAACAATACAGCAAAATACTTTTTAGTAGCAGCGTCATTCTTAAAGTACGGGAACGCGCTAAAAGTAGTTCGAGTTGCATCAGGTCACGTTAACGCGGCTTCAGATGGAACAGGACAGCTGATAAAGAATGAAGATGATTATGAAAACGCTGGAAGTCTAAGTGTTGGCAATTGGATAGCAAAATATCCAGGCGTATTAGGTAATAGCTTAAAGGTATCAATGGTTTCAGCAGACATTTCAAGCTTTAGTGCTTGGACTTATGCTGCAAGTTTTGATTCTGAACCAACAACATCACAATATGCAACAGACCAAGGTAAAGCATCTGCTAAAGATGAATTACATGTTGCGGTTATTGATGAAGATGGAGCTATTTCAGGTACACCAGGAACAGTGTTAGAAACATTTGGCTTTGTATCACAAGGCTCAGATGCTAAGAATTCTGACGGAACTTCTAACTATTATAAGGATGTGATTAATTCACAATCGAATTATATTTATTGGGCCGGTCACGATACTTCACTTTCTGATGCAGGAGAAACAATTGCTTCAAATACAACATTTACGACAAACACAGCAGCAATGGAGGGTTCACTTGCAGGTGGAACCGACGATAACGCTCCAACAGTTGGAGAGATTGCAATAGGATATGATCTTTTAGAAGATGCAGACACAGTAGACGTAAATCTATTATTTGCTACTCCAGACGCCAATGGCGCGGAAACAATAGCAGAAGATTTAATTTCTATCGTAAATGCAAGAAAAGATTGTATGGCGTTTGTATCTCCACCAATAGAAGACACTGTAGGTAGTTCTACACCAGCAGCTGATGTGAAAGCATTTGCAGACGGTTTAACATCTACTTCTTACGCATCTTGCGACTCAACAGCCGTTTATGTATACGACAAATATAACGACGTATACCGATGGATTGGAGCAGCAGGACACCACGCGGGATTATGCGCTAATACTGATTCAGTAGCAGATGCATGGTTCTCACCGGCAGGCGTAAACAGAGGTCAACTTTTAGGAGTAACTAAATTAGCATTTAATCCTAAGAAAGCAGACAGGGATTCTTTATATAAAGCAAGAGTCAATCCTATAGTATCATTACCTGGACAAGGTACTTTACTATTCGGTGACAAAACTTTATTAAGTAGACCTTCAGCATTCGATAGAATAAATGTACGTAGACTTTTTATCGCATTAGAAAAAGCGGTTAGCACAGCAGCTAAAGCGCAACTATTCGAATTTAACGACGAATTTACAAGAGCACAGTTCAGAAACTTAGTTGAACCGTTCTTAAGAGACGTCAAAGGTAGACGTGGACTTACAGATTTTTCAGTAATCTGTGATAACACTAACAATACTAGCGCAGTGATCGATGGTAATAAATTTGTGGCTGATATCTATATCAAACCAAGCAGATCTATTAACTTCATAACACTGAACTTTGTAGCAACCAGATCCGGAGTAGAATTCTCCGAGATCTCAGGTTCATAGGAGGACTAACACATGGCAATTTTAGGCATAGATGATTTTAAATCTAAACTAGTAGGCGGTGGCGCAAGATCCAACCTTTTCAAGGTAACTATGAACTATCCGAGTTACGCACAAGGAAATGTAGAACTTACATCCTTTATGTGTAAAACAGCTCAAATGCCTGCATCAATTATTGCACCTATCCCTGTATTATTCAGAGGTAGAACATTGCAAATAGCTGGTGACAGAACATTTGATCCTTGGACAATCACTGTCATTAATGACACTGGTTTCGAAGTTCGTAACGCTATGGAACGTTGGATGAATGGTATTAATAATAATAACTCAAACACAGGATTATCCAATCCTACTGACTATCAAGCTGATGCAATTGTTGAACAATTGAATAAAGCTGGAGAAGTTACTAAGAAGTATGACTTTAGAGGTCTATTTCCAACTAACGTCTCTGAGATAGAAGTCAGTTATGATTCAGAAAATACTATTGAAGAGTTCACAGTTGAATTCCAAGTACAATACTGGGAAAGTAACACTACTTCGTAGGTATATAAATAATATTAGAAGAGGGGATATAATGTCCCCTCCGATAGTATGAGGTAAATTATGGCAGAATTTTTTGGATTCGAAATCAATAGAAAAAGTACAAAGGGTAAAGACTTACCTTCATTTGTACCAAAAACTGATGAGGACGGCACTGGCGTTATACAAGCTGGTGGGCACTTTGGTGCGTACATTGACATGGATGGCGACAAAGCTAAAAATGACAATGATTTAATAATGAAATATAGAGACATTGCTTCACAACCTGAATGCGATGCTGCAGTAGAAGATATTATTAACGAATCAATAGTAGGAGATAACGATGAATCTCCTGTTAATATTATTTTAGATGAGCTAGAAGTATCTGATAAAATTAAAGAGTCGATTAAACATGAATTTGAATCTGTTTTATCTCTTTTAAGTTTTAACTCATATGCTCATGATATTTTTAGAAGATGGTATGTAGATGGTAGATTACCATATCATATTATTATCAATAATGAAAATCCTAAGAAAGGTATACAGGAACTCAGATATATCGATCCAACCAAATTAAGAAAGGTAAAAGAGATCGAAGAGTTAACTGATCCTAAGACAGGTGCAAAACTTATTAAGAAAACTGATGAGTTCTTTTTGTTTCAAGACAAAACAATGAATGGTGCAAATCAGGGTTTAAAAATATATCCTGATGCAATTGCTTATGCTACTTCAGGGGTCATGGATCCTAGTCGTAAAAGAATATTATCATATTTGCATAAAGCTTTAAAACCAGTGAACCAATTAAGAATGATGGAAGATTCTCTTGTTATCTATAGGATATCACGAGCTCCAGAAAGAAGAATATTTTATATTGATGTTGGTAACTTACCTAAGGGTAAAGCTGAAGAATACCTCAGAGGTATTATGAATCAATATAGAAATAAATTGGTATATGATGCGAATACAGGTGATATTAAAGACGATAAAAAGCATATGAGTATGCTAGAAGATTTCTTCTTACCACGAAGAGAAGGTGGAAGAGGCACAGAAATAACTACGCTACCAGGTGGCGAGAACTTAGGTCAAATAGATGATATTATATATTTCCAAAAGAAACTATATAAGTCTTTAAATGTACCAGTTAATAGATTAGAACAAGAGTCTCAGTTTAGTCTTGGAAGATCATCTGAAATTACAAGAGATGAAGTTAAGTTTAAGAAGTTTATTGATAGATTAAGAAAGAGATTCTCTGACTTATTCATGCAACTACTTAAAACTCAACTCTTACTTAAGGGTATTATTACTCGAGAAGACTGGAAAGTCTGGAAAGAGAAAATAGCTTTTGACTATATTGAAGACAATTACTTTTCAGAGTTAAAACAATCTGAAATGTTAAAAGAAAGATTTGATATGTTATCAAACCTAGATCAATATGTAGGTAAATATATATCTAATGAGTGGATACGTAAAAACGTATTACGTCAGTCTGACGATGAGATTGAAGAAATTAAAAAACAAATCGATCAAGAAAATAAAGACGGTGAAAATGAGGTTCCAGATGGAGAAGATCCACGTTGGGAAACATAATAATATAAATAACTAAACAGGAAGAAAAAAATGGCAATGAATGAATTGATTACAAATTTAAGTAATGGCGATAATGTTAATGCTAATAAAGAGTTTAACTCTATTATGGCAGACAAAATGGCCGCCGCTCTTGATGCTAAGAAGATTGAAGTAGCATCAGGAATGATTCAGCGTAACACAGCTGAAAAAGAAACAGAGGTATAATAATCCGTGCTATCATTTGTTGAGCTCAGAGAAAAAGTTAAACTTGCAAGTGGCGAGAAGACTGTAAAGTCTTTTAAAGCTGGTAAGAGAAAAGATAAAGAAGTCGTACTTGCTAAAAAAGGCAGTAAATTTTCCGTCTATGTAGATGGAGAACTTCTTGATAATAACTATAAAAATGAGAAAGAAGCTCAAGAAGCAGCAGATGATATGCTAAAACTACTAGGTATCTAATAAATGAAATTAATAACAGAATACGTAGAAAAAGATTTAGAAACGATTTGTGAAGCGCGAAAAGATGGTTCAAAACACTATTTTATCGAAGGCGTCTTCATGCAATCAAATCAAAAAAACAGAAACGGTCGTATCTACGAGAAGAAAAATCTTGAAAGAGCAGTAGAAAAATACGTAACCGAACAAGTTAAAACAGGGAGAGCGGTTGGAGAGTTAAATCATCCAGAAGGACCGACCGTTAACCTTGACAAAGTTTCACACAAAATCACAGATCTGCATTGGCAGGGAAATGATGTTGTAGGAAAGGCATCAATCCTTAATACTCCTATGGGTAATATCGTTAGCGGTTTACTTGAAGGTGGTGTTAAGCTAGGTGTATCAAGTCGTGGTATGGGAAGTCTTGTACAGAAGAATGGCGTTCAATATGTGGGAGATGACTTTATGTTATCAACTGTAGATATTGTTCAAGACCCAAGTGCTCCAAGTGCGTTTGTAAATGGAGTTATGGAAGGTGTTGAATGGGTATGGGATAATGGGCTAATTCGACAACAAGATATTGAAGAAATTGAGACTGAAATTAAAAGTGCTCCTCGCAAAAATTTGCAAGAAGCTGAAATAAGAGCTTTTAAAAATTTCCTCTCTAAATTAAATCTAAAATCATAGGAGAATACTATGTCAGACGACGTTTTAAATAACGCTGAAGAAGTAGTTGAAACTGTTGAAGTTGAGCAAGAGCTCGTAGAAAATGAAGAAATTTTAGACGAGGAAGAAACTCTTGAAGAAGCTTCAAAGAAAAACGAAGGCGAACATGACGAGGAAGAAGAAGAAGAGGAAGAGGTCAAAGAGGCCGCTCCTGTTACTCCTACTCCGAAAACTAAAGCTGGAGTTATTCAAGCAGCAGTCGAAATGCTTAAAAAGGCAAAAAAAGAAGACGCGCAAAAAATGTTTGCAAAGTTAGTTACTATTGATGGCGAAGAAGATTCAATAAAATCAAGCGATGACGCTGCGAATGCAGTTAAATCCAAAATGGCAGAACCTAAAGCGAAAGCTAAAGTTGAAGCTATTGATTTTGAAGAAGATATTGACGCAATCATCAAAGAAGAAGCTACACTTTCTGACGGATTTCGTGGAAAAGCATCAGCAATATTCGAAGCAGTACTTACAAGTAAGTTAAGCGAAGAAATTGATAGGCTTGAAGCAGAATATGCGCAAAATTTAGAAGAGGAAGTATCCGAAGTTCAATCTTCACTAGTAGAAAAGGTAGATTCATACCTTAACTACGTAGTTGAAGGCTGGGTTAAAGATAATGAACTTGCAGTAACACAAGGTCTTAGGACTGAAATTGCTGAAGAGTTTATGACTTCACTTCAGTCAGTGTTCAAAGAACACTATATCGAAGTACCTGAAGGTAAAGAAGACTTAGTTGATGACCTCAACGAACAAGTTGCTGAACTGGAAGAAACTTTAAACAAAACCACAGAAGATAATATCAATCTACACAATGCTGTTCAAGCTTTTGAAAAGCAAAATGTAGTAAGAGAACAATCTTCAGGGCTTGCAGAAACTGAAGCTGAGAAATTAGCATCTTTAGTTGAAGATATCGAGTTTGATAACAGAGAATCTTTCGAAATGAAAGTGAAAACTGTTAAAGAAGCTTACTTCAAATCAGATGTTAATGAAACAGCCGACGAAGTTGATAGTCTATTAGGCCAAGGAACTGTTTCAGAAGAAACTGTGTCTGAGTCTATGGCTAAATACACTCAAGCTATAACAAATTTTACTAAATAGGGGAAACAGAAATGTTTAACGCAGATAAAAATTTAATGGAAAAGTGGGGTCCTGTTCTTAATCACGAGTCAGCCACACCTATTACAGACAACTACAAGAAAGCTGTAACAGCTAGATTGTTAGAAAATCAGGAAATTGCCCTACGTGAAGAAAGAGTACAAGCTCAAGGAAATTATATTTCTGAAGCTGCAGCATCAAATAACATTGGTGGTGGAAGTATTGGAACTTTTGATCCAGTATTAATCTCTTTAGTTCGCAGAGCAATGCCTAACTTAATCGCATATGATATCGCTGGTGTACAACCAATGAGTGGTCCTACAGGACTTATCTTTGCAATGAAATCAAAATACTCAACTCAGGGCGGTACTGAAGCTTTATTCAATGAAGCTGATACTGACTTCTCAGGAACTGGTACACATCAAGCTGATCCAACAGGATTAAGTGGTGTAGTAGATGCTGACACTGATGGTACTATTGCTGACGAAGCTGACACTGTGTCAACACTTGGTTCAGGTTTAGCTACATCAGCTGCTGAAAGATTGGGCGTTGGCGAAACTGGCGATGGTTCTTTCGGTGAGATGGCTTTCTCAATCGAAAAAGCAACTGTCACAGCTAAGTCAAGAGCTCTTAAAGCTGAGTACACAATGGAATTAGCGCAAGACCTTAAAGCAGTCCACGGACTAGACGCTGAAAGCGAACTTGCTAACATCCTATCAGCAGAAATTCTTGCTGAAATCAACAGAGAAGTTGTAAGAACTATTTTGCAAAAAGCTAAAATTGGCGCTTTGCAAACTTCAACAGCTGTATCTGGTGTATTTGATGTAAACACAGACTCCGACGGAAGATGGATGGTAGAAAGATTTAAAGGTCTTATCATGCAAATCGAAAGAGAATGTAACGTTATTGCTAAAGAAACAAGAAGAGGAAAAGGTAACTTTATTATCTGTTCTTCAGATGTTGCTTCAGCTTTGGCTGCTGCTGGAATGTTGGATTATACTCCTGCTCTAGCTGCTAACTTAAATGTTGATGACACAGGTAATACTTTTGCTGGTGTTCTTAACGGAAGAGTTAAAGTTTATATCGATCCATATGCTACTGTTGACTTTGTATGTGTAGGTTATAGAGGTTCAAATCCGTACGACGCGGGTATGTTCTACTGTCCTTACGTACCTTTAACAATGGTTAAAGCAGTTGGTGAGAATGACTTCCAACCAAGAATGGGATTCAAAACAAGATACGGTATGGTTGCAAATCCATTCGTAGGCTCTAGCGCTGGTAATGACACAGGTACTAACCGTGCTAACCAGTACTTCAGAATCTTCAGAGTTGACGACATTATGGTGTAAACCGTAGTTAGTTAAATCTAATTCGACTAAAGGGTTTCTTCGGAAGCCCTTTTTTTATGAGTGACGTTTAAACATGTATAAATAGATATGTAAGAATTAATCTTACGACATACACACACAGGAGAAAAAATATGTCAAATCAAGGAAAATCAGGTTTTGAAATCAGAGCCGAATTACTATCCCTAGCGGAAGGTCTTTTGACCAGTAACTACCAAAGAGAAGTTGATGCTATCTATGCACACAATGACTCATTCCCTAATGATAAGAAACCCTTACCATTAAGAGAAATCACTGGTGAAGAAGTTATTAGAACAGCAAGACAACTTAATGAGTTTGTCACTGAGAAGTAATTAAGTAATTGTATTGGGGCTATTAATTTAGCCCCTCTCATTGTATAAATAGATATATGGCAACATTAACTACAAATAAGAATTTTTTAAGTCCTACAGGATTTCAATTTAAGATTAATAATAACCAATATGCAAACTTAGAATATTTTGCAGTTGGTGCCACATTACCTGGCATTAGCATGACAGCTTCTGAGCAAGGATATAGAGGAGTCAATTTAGCATTTACAGGTGATAGACTTACCTTCGAAGATTTAACGCTACGTATTAACGTAACTGAGAATTTAGAAAACTATATTGAAACTTTTAATTGGATGCATAACTTAGCTCAAACAAGTACAGCTGAAGATTATAAAGTTGATGCTACATTATTGATATTAACATCACATAACAATGTAGTAAAAGAGATTCAATTTAAAGGAGTGTTTCCAACAAGTATGTCTGCAGTAGAATTTGATACTCAGACAGAAAGTATTGAGTATGTCCAAATGGATATTACTTTTAATTATACAAACTTTGAATTCGTATA